TCGCCAAAGTTTTCAATTTCGCCAGCGTAGTCAGTGTTCGTGATGTCTTCAACAACCGAAGCGCGACGAAAGAACTTGAGAACTTTTTGGCTAAAGATTTCCGGTGCAAAATTACCGGAAGGCAGGTTTCCATAACCTGCAGCAGTACCGAAAGCCATTTTTCAGTCCTTCCTTTTTGAGGTTTAAGAGTTTAAGTCTATTCGCCCTTCAGTCCGTGCTTGGTCGAGTTCAGCTTCCATCTTCTCGAACTCCCACGGTTTCATCTTGGCGATTTGCGAAGCTTTCCAAATTTTCTTATCTCCAATAGCATCCGTATTTACATCCCTAGTAGGGGTTTTGGTAACTGCGTCTGCTGCCGAAGCATCTTTGGTCTTCTTCTTTTTGGTTAAGCCTGTGTCGGCTTTGTAGAGGTCTATGACCCGTGCCGCCCACTTGGAGTCGGTATTGTTCTTGTAAATACCATCTGCAATTGAGCTTGGCTGCTCTTCTAACCACGCTAAGAACTTTTCATCGGTTTTTAATTCAGAAAAGTCGGGGTGGGCGCGAAGCAGTTGTTCGTAGGCTTTCTGCTTTTCTAGTTCCTTTTCCCGTTCTTGAATTGTACCTATCTCTTCACGTAGTTTTGCAACCTGTGATTCGGTCTGCATACTTGAAACCGTCTGAACAACCTCGAAGACATCTGGATAGCGTTCCTTGAACTCTTCTAGTTCTTCTTGTGTTCGTGGGGGCGTTACGCCTCGTGGCATCTCTGCCGCACGGTCTGTCATTGTTTTTCTAAGGCTTTCGATTTCTCCTTTGAACTCGTCTACCTTGGAATCATAATGACGCTTCAAGTCGTCATACCGTTTCTTGTAGTCGTGGTCTTCGCTAGCTTCTTTCTTAGCTTCTACGAAGCTTTCGCCCTTTTCTTCTTGCTGAGTAGCCGCTTCTTCTACGGGGTCAGCTTCTTGAGCTTCGACTTTTGACTCCTCGTCTTCGTCTTTGTAAACTTCTTCTCTATACTTTCCTTTGTAGAGAGCGTCGTTATTGATTGTTCCGAAAGAGTCGTTTACTTTATTGGCACGGTGGCCTCTTGCTTTTGCCATTGTATTTACCTCACTTGCGGGGCCATATGGCTATGGGTAGCCGCGTCGGTTGTGCTGGGGCCACGAACTCGTGGGTAGCCAGCGGATTCTTTAGGTTAGAAAACCGCCACGCCGTACAGCAACAGGCTTTTCCTGTTTTGTTCTCTGTACACGCTCTTCAGTTTTACGTAACCCTCGTTTATTAATCTTCTCTAGGCGGTCTTCGCCGATAATCTTTACTAGGTGGGGAGCTATGATAGCTTCGCCGCTTGATATGGCAATGTCTATCAGGTCAGAGTGGCGTTCAAAGTCTCCTGTTGATACGCCTCTACGAACCGCTTCCTTCTGTGCATCCATAATCATTTTGCGAACATCTGATTCACCCATGTGTTCTATGGCTGCAGCATTTAGAACATATGAACCTTCGGGAGCCTTGAGCGGCTTGTCGTCTGCGACCTTACCCGTCTCTGATACTTGTGAAGGGGGGCGGTCTATGAAACCACTGGTATAAGCTTCTTTTTGAGGGTAGGCGGTGCCGCCCATTGCGTAGCCCTGTACTTTACCGCCCTTGGCATGAGAAAGACCGAAGCCACCTCCTGCCCCATATCCAGCCTCATTTCCTGAAGGACCGCCGCCGCCGCCGTCTCCGTCATCATTACTCATCGCCCTAGCAATCTCTCTCTGAGATTGTGCGGCTCTCGCGGAATCGTAAGCAGCTTGAGCCGCTTGTTCCTGCTGCCTATCGGCTTCTGCCGCCTTCGTTGCCTTAGATTTAGATATATAATCTGCTATAGTCTTTGCCTTTAAATCTCCAAGCTTACCCTTTCCCGCACGTGCGCCATCTAAATCTCCACGGGCCAGAGCTTCTATTTCAGCCTTAGTTGCTCCATAAGATGAAAGTTCTGCAGCATATTGGCTGGTAAAGTTAGTAAAATCACTTGCGCGACCCACCATAGAAACACGACCAAACCCGTCCATGTACTTACCATCGTCAGTGTACCTATCGCCATCACTTGTCAGGGCATCACTATACCCCCCGCCTTCAAAAGTAGTGGCACCTTTTCCAGTGTAATCAAAACCCAAATTAGTCCTTCCAAAAGTGCTTGGAATAAATCCTCGTTGCACAGCCTCAATGTTCTTCAGGGTTTGATTGTCTAAGCCGCGCATATTTCCTGTGTAGGTGAAAGTTCCGGCCTTGCGGGTTATTCCTGTTGCTCCCGGCCCACTTCCAAACTGCATGGAAAAACCAAGGTCCCTGTCTGCTGCAAATGTTCCTACTAAACTGTCATCTTGAAAACGGTCTTCAGTCATACCGCTCACTGATTCTCGAAAATCACTCATAACTGCCCGTGCAACCGCTCTGTTATGAGCCATATCCGCATACTGAGTAGCGTGAACCGTGTCTGCAACGAAACCTAGTAATCCAGAAGGTCTAGCACTGGTGTTGCCAAAAGCATTTTTTACAGTGTCGGTGCTAAGTATGGCAGAACCCGCAAGACCTAACATGGCTCCTTGGGTTGCTAAGTATCCCTTCGCAACAGTTTTGGCATCCGTTTTTGTAACTGCCTCTGTGAGGTCTTTACCCACACGGTCAGCAAGTCCTTTTGTTCCTGCTGAAAAGTCTATGTCTCCAAACCTGCCTGATGTAATAGGTTCCAAAATGTTTGAAATAAAGTCTACCCGGTCTATAGCCCCTTGTGGTTTTTCTGCATTTATATAGTCTGAATAGGAATCATATTTACTGAAAGAATCAAAGTTGTTGTATTCAATTCCCGTCCCGCCCGGAAACATCGAAGTTTTTCCCTGCGCTATTTCTTTAGGAGTAGCCTGTATATTTATACCCCCCAATTCATTTAGGGCATCATCTTGAGTGGGGCCTTCACCATCTCCACCAGCTATTCCATAATCTTTTAATTTTGTAATATCATCAGGATTAACAATATCAACACCCGTGCCTGCCAAATTATCCACATCTAGGGCCTGCGTATAGAAATCAACATTACCCGATTTATAGGTATCCAAATCAATTGATACTGGGTTGAAGAATTTTTTAGGTGGTGGTACTGCCATTTTTAACTAGTGCCTCGTGGTTAGCCTTCAACTGAAGGAGTGTTTCCAGTAAAGCCGCTTTCCCCTGCAGTTGGCGCAGTTCCGACTCCGATTGTGCCGTTACCAGACCCCTGTACGTTTGTTCCTTCAGGACTTGGAGATACTCCTCCAGCCCCTGCCATATCTTGGGCTGGGCCAGCAGCGGGGCCACCATCCGGGCCTGTTCCTTGTTGTACATTCGCCATCATTCCTTGTAACATTTTTGCGTAGAGTTGTGCTTGGTTCGCGTCGTTGACTAGGCTGTCAGGGTCGATGTCCTGTGAGATAGCCAGTTCGCGCATCAGGTTTGGTATCTTGATGAACGGAGCTAGCATGGGGTTAGCTACGGTTTGCAACAGGGACGTTAGCCGCTGGGTGCGAACCTCTTTTTGCATCACGGCTGCAACGCCGCGTGGTTTAATTTCTAGGTCGCCTTGGATGTCTTCTGCATCTTCATTGAACTGCATGTTCCACTGAAAGTACGCCTCACCCAAGGGCTTCAATAGCATATCGTCTATGTTCTTAATGACAGTCTTCATGGATAAACCAGCAGACCCCATCAGCATGGATAAGCCTGCAGCGGTTCGCCCAGTTCCGGTTACACCTGTCTGACCGTGCATGATTGACGGTATGCCTGTCTCTTCATCAGCAAGCTGACGACTAATCTGGTACATCTGCAGGTTCTCTCCTGCTGTGTTCGGAAACTTCAAACCGTTGATAGCGGTTCCGGTAACACCGGACTGCCTACGGAATATCTTTCCGGGAAAGATGTCCATGTTCTGTCCCGGTACGAGACTAGCTTCATCTACGTCAAAGACGAGGTTGCCTGCAAGAGCGAGGTTGTCAATAGCCATACGAACGTGTCCGTTCATCAGCTTTTGAGCATCTTCCATGTTCTCCGCTACACCAACACCCCAGAGTTGGTAGGGGTTGACTTCGTATGGAAAGACTTGGTAGGGAATACGGGCTGGTGTGAATGGGTTTAGGACACAACGTATAACCATGTTGCCACAGACCCAGACGTTCACCTGAAGCTCATCGAACTCCGACATATTTTCAGCAGTTTCCAAACCAACTTCTTCAGCTAGTTTAGCGTCCAAGACACCCCAGTATTCCAAGACCTCGTAGCGGTTACCTTGGTAAAATGGCTCTGTTTCATCCTCACGAATAGTATCCTCGTAGTACTTGTCCTCATAGTTAGGACCTTTGGCAAGGCACTCTTCGATTGCTTCCGAAATAAAGTGTGGGCGTTTTATCAACGCACGAAGCTGTTGACGGTTCATGCGGTGACGTTCTATGACGTACTCGCAATCATCTATGCTAGTAGCAGATGGGTCAGGGTGAAAGTCCCATACCGACACCATCTCAATTCGTGGAACGGTCTTTTCATCTGGGTTATAAACCCGTTGTCCATCTTCGTTGCGTTCCCACTTGTGAACACGCTTGTAAAAGTTGAAGGGTCCCTTTACAACACCAGTTCCCAATAGAGATGCTTCGAACACGGCATTTCTCATCACGTTCACAGCATTTGTGTCAGTGAGTTGGTCGTGTATAACTTTTTCCATCCGTAGGGCTGCTTCTTGAGCCGGACTGATTTGCGGTTCGCCTATCCGTGCCGGACCCTCTGCTAGGTCTAGTTCCCCATACTTGGACTCTAGGCCACCTAGGAAGTCACCACCGGGTTTCGCTTGCAAGGCACCGGGAGCTAATTCGCGACCATCTCCTGCAAATCCGTAGGGGTCTTGTTCAGTCGCTTCATCCAGAGGAGTTTTCATGTGAGCAAACTCCGCAATGCCTTCTGGCACAGGAGTCGATTCCACAACCAACGGAAACTTCTTGTTTGCGAACAGTATGTCTATGATTTGACCGAACGCAGCAAGAACCTTTGTCTTGGTAATCCGAACAAAAACCTTGGACCGTTCTGAATCACGATATTGAGTTGTAGAGTCATAGATACCTCTGAAGTTTTTGAACGCCTGTAGCCAACGTTGCTCGTGAGCAAAGCGACCAGTTTCAGCATCCCTAAACTTTGAGGTTACGTACCCTGCAAGACCCGGCATCTGTTCTTCGGG